GCTTGTGTCTTGACGTAGTAGTTGAAGAAAGCAGGCTTTGTGTTTATGGGAGTCCCTAACACTTGGTAACTGAACGCTTCGACATTTGGCAACTCAAGATCATGGGAACCCAAAGGCATGGCCCCTGCGGTTGCGCTCATCTTGGTGACACAGTTCTTGTATAGGCCAAACAAATTGGCGTCTGTGACATTCTTTGCGCTCATACCCACTGCAACTGTTTGACCCAATTCAGTGAAGGTGACGTTGATGCGAAGATCGCGTATCATAGCTACTCCGTGCACATCCTCAAGCATCGTGGTAAGAGATTTGAACGTTCTCAATTCTTTGCAGTAGATAACTTCTTTGTTGGGCTTCACTAGTATGGTATGCTCCCATTTGATTTCCAAAGGACCAAAGTCTGATTTTTGCAGATCCCAGGAACCACTTCCGAGGGACCGCATCGTAGCTTGGACTGCTTGCGTAATAGGACCTAAATTTGCTGTGACTGACATGTTGGTTTTCGAAGGTGTGCAGAGCGGCTCTACTAAAGCGCGCTATTGTTCACGAAGAACTCGGCTGAAGTAACCCAGCATATGATCTGCCTTCAAACTGCGCTGTAATTTCACGTGCTCGCCAGTCCAGTGGCTGGCCGCGTAGCGAAGCACTCGCAGACCTTTCCGATACAAGTTACGGTCAGTAGCAGTGTTGGCCCAATGTCGGAGCATATCTTGACTGACGTCCACTTTGCCAATTTCCACATGATTTTCAACACGCACATCGCCCGTGAGCAAGTGAGTGAAATGTTTGCAGAAAGTGTGATTGGACAGAAGTTCTCTCATCAATGCTTGGTGACATGTTAGATCCAATTCGTTGCAATGTTGCGCAATGTCTGGGTGGCGGTAAGCAAAGCCAGCCTCGTACGCGTAAGAGAGCATGCTTTCAGCTATCTGGCGAGTTTCAACTTTCAAACGATACCGGTAATACAAGATCTGCGGGTCCTTGAAGATGCCTTCAGACGTGAGTCTCCAACCTACGAACGTGGCTGGCGTCTCAACTTGAGTCTTTAGGACGAAGTTCATTCTAGGTTCCAGCAGTTTCCATGTAGATCTTTCCATCTTACCAGGATACCAAGCAGCGTCATCGCCCACAAAACAGGCCGGTTCAGTCGGTCCGTTGCCATTAGTTAGCTGATAGCGCGCGTTCGCCAGCATGATGCCGCACAGAGTGTTGCCTAATATTGTTTCGCATTCTCCTGTAAATCGTTGGACGTCGTGCTCACCAAATCTCGAGTGCACGTTCATTTTCCAATCTCTGTAGGTGTTGATCATGTCAATCGGCGCGCCCATTCTTTCGTAGACCTTGATGCAAGCTTCCATGATAATGCCGTTTTGCGACTGATCAAAAGCCGTGTAATCAATACTCTGTCCACTACTGGAACGCCAATGTTCTTTACACCATTCATCAAGTGTTGAAGGAGATGTGCCAATGTGCACGTACAAGTTGTCCGGCAAAGATTTCAAAAGGCACTGCGTCATGACTCGCGTGAAGCCTCCGAGTTTGTGAAAGATCGCATCGTGCATGGTAGCTAAGGTTTGCAAAGGCTTGGCATCCCCGTTCAAAGTTTCAGGCTTGCATTTGTATTCATTCTTGAAGCCTATGTCGATGAAATTTTCGGGGTGCACGTTGTACTCGTAGCCGTAAGCAAAACTCGCTCTCTCACGTGCGTTGGCGACTATTGTACTGGTCTTGCGATCGAATCTATTGGCCTCATTGGCTAGCACGGCTTCGTCGTAGTCATAGTCATTGTAGCGGTAGCGGCCCAGATTGGGAATCATATCACACACGCTGTTGAAAAGCGCATTCACGACATCTTGATTGGTCATGACAGTGACTTGTTTCTCAACCGAATCAGCAAAACGCAGACGTTTCTTGACAGCCGCGTTTCTAGCCGTGGAGTCCTTGTTTGACATTTTGTGTGCGCCTTCTATGAAAGCCGGATCAGCACCCGTTTTGGAAACAACGGCGTTGGTGTTGTGCACATCGGATCGGACTTTGAATCTAGGGGTTTGACCATCAATATTGCCATCTGGAAATTGCTCGCTAGGACCGGTCTTTTCGTGCCAGAGTTCACGTAACTCATTTGGTTTCGTATTTAAGAATGCTTCACGCAAGGCATTTGGTTCCATCCTCACGCTTGATTGTTTAAGCACGCTTTTCTTGAAGACATCCAATGGTTTGTCTGGCTCTTTGATCTTTACCGGGTCGACTAGCTGGGAATACGCGAGAGCATCCAGATTTTCTACGGTTTCGCCCTTGCGATTCTTGTGTTCCTTGTAGGCGCTTTCCGCCCTGGACTTGCGACCACCTTCCATAAGCCACGATGGTTCATCTTTGTGCACATCAAATCTTTTAAGCGAATAACCTCTAGGATCCGAGTCATCTTTGAGAAGCACAGGAACATGCATCATCTTGTGATTGGTAACCTCGGATAGAGGGAACGCCAACTCGCGAAGGCACCAAGAACTTTCCGTAGCGTTGCCAAGATAAGCAACCAAGTCAAAAGGCGGAAGGCTTTCTAGCGAAGTGCCATGTGTCAACAGCCAAAGTCTGTGCAAAAGAGGATTTTGGACAACCATGTTTCGGTATTGCCCTTCGAACACAAAGTCGAAGAAAAGTGAAACATTCTTTTTCCCTCTCGTAACCGCAGTCCACAACGCATTGTGGTCTGGGTGCTTCAGGTACGTTATGTTTATTTCGACAGTGTAGTCCTC